ATTCAAAAAATTCCTCCCAAAGAATGTCAAGAATAACTAGAACTAAGGCTCCAATCATGATTCCCAAGATCAATGCCGCACCCCGCACGGACAACTGGTGTTTACATAGGCATCGTACGTCTCAGCCCACTGCAGCGCTTCGGCCATCAGATTATCCGCATCGATACCCGAGAATATCCGCAATTTACGGAACCCGCGGTAGTCGAAGTAGTGCAGCACGATCATCTTGTCGCCATCCATAGTGAAGATGGTGTCGACGCTGAATCCTGCATTGTGAATCTTGTCAAACCAGTCGTTCATTTGCTCACCTTCTCCACTTGGTATGCGATCCCCATCTTCTCCGGCAGGCACACTCCACATCCTATGGCTTTCAGCGCCTCTTGCAAGGCTTCATCGTCGTCTACCACAACATAATAGGTCTGGCCAAGTTGCCGATAGGCATAATGCTCGGCCTGGATCGCAGGGGTGGCTACGAGCATACGCTTCGGAGCACACGCGGAAAAAGTCATGCAAAGAATCAGTATTAGTGTTTTCATATACCGAGCGCGAGAATCGAACCCGCAACCTCCGGCGACTCTGCAGAATCCCCGGCGCTCTATCCAGTGAGCTAGACTCAGGACCAGTTGAGCAGGACAAATACCTACTTACGTGGCATCGTTCAAATCCCCGAAACTTTTACAGCCAATCTACCCTCGGGGTTAGCGGGGTCAACTAATCCCGCTCGGGAATAATTAGTCACTCTTGGCATTGCCGGTGCTAGAAGTTCCCGAACAGGAATTTTTTTTTTTTTTCTGGGCTGCGGCAGATGGTTGCAAGGCATTTAAATTCCAAACCTTTGTATGGATACCCAGAAACTTACTAAACGAAAGCCGAGAATTCGGACTTCCCGACGACCGTTGGCTCGTTGGGCTCGACGTTACCGAACTCCTCGATAGACGTCGTGCCAATGCCGCTGAACGCTTCGCCCTTGTGATCGAACTGGAGCCCGAGCAGGTTGCAGTTCATCGAGTATCCGGACTTGCTCCATGTCCAGAAAGAGATATTCGCGTTCACGAAGGCTCCGGAGTACAGCAGGCCATCCGCTGCCGTAATCAGGTTCGGCTTCTCTTTGGTCCCTGGGTTCGGCTTCACATACAGTGGCATCCCATCCGTCTCCCGGCGCGAGGCGTTAATGATGTAGTGATCCTTGGCCCCTTCGAACAGTAGGGAGTCGCCATCCAGAAACGCCATCTTCTGATTGTTGCCTTTGATCGAAGCGAGAATCTGATCGGCCTTGTCTTCCTTCCAGTCGGCAACGGCCAGCCGGTGAATTTCCTTCATGACATCCGGCAATTGCGGATGGTTCTTCGGGATCCCAAGCTTGCAGCGAAACTTCTTCGGCTTCCCGGCTTCATCCTTGTAGGCACGAGCGGTGAACAAGTCCTGTACAAACATCAAACGAACACCCTTAATCTTTAAGCTTTCTCCAGTCATTTCTTTCTCCTAATTTAGATTCGAACCCGTCAATCGTACTCCTATGAATTCGCAATTGCAAGAGCCTTTGCCTTACGCTTCAGCTTCTTCCTAAGCTTATGGTTCATGTTCGGTTTGTCAACCCGCAAAATGTGTGAAGGCTTCCCTTCACGGGTAGCGATTGCGTAGACGCCCCTGCCGCGCATCTTGAACATCGGATTCTCTTCGCTCAGGTTCTTCGCAATGTCCTGAACCCTAGCCGTCATAACCGGGTATACCGGTGATGGATCCCACGCCTTGTTACCTGAACGCATCTAGGTTAACCTCCTCGACGTTCTCAAACTGATCTGCTGTCATCTTTGGATCATAGGCTGGCCTTGGATCTGCGCTGGAGACCGCGATCGGCTGAGCAGGGTTCCGGCTAATCAGCGCCTCGAATACTGGCCACTTCGGTTTGGGAACAAGCTTCTCGATCTTCGTCAAAGAGATAAGGCTTTGCTCGAAGATCTGTTCCTTCTTGAACTTCAGCGACTTCAGTAGCTTGACGACTCGCGCCTCGTCTGTGAACTTCCGGTGGCCTTGCCGTCCCAACGTCAGCTTCCATTCTGAATTTACAGCGCCAGATCGAAGCTGCGCGTAGATATACTCGCGTCTCGCCTTGCACCAATCCTCAATCAAAGTCAGCTCTTCGTCCGTCTGCCAGTCAATGCTGTTGACCGGTTTGGTTATGGCCTGCAGCTTCCCTGGCTCGACGACTGTGAAAGACTCGAAGACAGAATCCTGGACCTGCTTTGCGCGTGCGGAACAAGTCGGTGCCTTGGGACAGAAAAGACAGCCTTCGGCTGACGGGACAAGATATTTCTCGCATTCGTGTATCGGAATTGAGAGCGCAAAAACTCCTGCAGCATAGGACTTCTTCCCGAATTCCAATAACTCCTCGCGCGTCAGAACCTCATAGTCCGCGTGATCCCGTCGCGGCTGGAATATCATCAGCTTCACGCTACTGACCTTGCCGTAGATCATTTCGACAAGATCTAGAGCCCCAAGAGCATAGAGGCGGGTTTGCGGATTGCCTGTCGCCCAGACGACGTTACCCTGGCCGAACTTCAGATCCCAGACTTCAATCGTCATCGTCTTTAGGTCGACGATGATCGCGTCAGCGGTGCCGGTGGCTCCAGACTCCGACGTCCACTTCTCCATTGGCAGTGACTGCTCGACCAAAAGGATCTTGCCTTCTGCCGCATTGCGGATAGCCAACACGTAGGAGTCGACATAGTTCAGAGCCTCGATGTAATCCGTTTCGAGTTGGAAGAACGTCTTGAACTTCGCGAGAACCTCAGTACAAACTTCGCCCTTCAGCAAAGCCGAGGCAACGGCGTGTGCAGCCGTCCCCTCGTCTGCATAGATGCTACTCTCCTGTTCGATGCCGACGCAGGCAGCTACGCTGCCTGCGCACGTCATCCATCGCGCTGCCTTCGATGGCGCGAGTACCGCGTGACTCATTTAGTCACCTGAGCCAAAGCCGTTTGGAAAGCCTTCGCCACCGCTGCATAGTCTTTCTCAGCCACGTTCGCGACTGACGGAAAAGGTTCACCAAGCTGAGCCATTTCCTCCGCAGACTTGATCTGAAAAGGTGTGAGGATGCTTTTGGCCTGCACCAGTGAAGCCGGGAGATTTGACGTCGCAAAGGATGTTGCCAGCTGTCCAATCTGCTCTCTGTTGAAAACCTGGACGACTTCTGCCGGGACTTCTGGAACGAAGACTGCTTCGACTGTAGTTGCCGGTACCGGTTTCTGAACACGTCCGGGATCTCCGAATGTGTTCGGCAGCGGAAGTCGGTCACGAATCTCCGTCAAGAGCTGAACGATTTCTGCAAGTGGGTTATTCAATTTCTCCTCCTACAATCGAATGAAATAGCGTGTAAAGACGTCCTGCATCTGCCGCTGCCTGGAGTTGCGCGATTTTGTAGCGATAATCGCTGAGCTGCGCCCTCAGCTTATCGATGTCGCTCTGCTGAGTGCGGAATATGGATTCGTAATAGCCATAAGCCTCAACCCGTAGCGCCGGTTCAATTGCCGCAATCCCGCCTTCAACGAAAAGCTGCGAAAGGGTCTTCTTCGGTTGGGTCGGGAGTGTTGTTGGCAGGAATTGATACTCCTTCTTGTTCTGACTCGGATCTACGTCCGGATACTTCTCCGCCGTCTTCTGGTCTTCCTCCGCGAAATGTGCCATTGTCCTTGTCCTCCTCTAAATTTTCGAATTCGTTTGCACCGGCCAGCAAATCGAGCTGCGCTTCTAGATTGACGCTGGAATGCGGCGCGAACTTCCCAGCATAATACTCCCGCTCTACACGAAGCAATTCCTTTAGGTCGACACCACCTTTTCTATGTGTAATCCAGACGAGCGCCTTGTCAAGGTCCGCATCCGTTATTTTGGTGCCAAACATTGCAGCCCAGAGCATTCGAACCGCGGAAGGCCATGTCCCGTCGCTTTGTACCGCAGCGCGTTCAAACTCGATCCGGCGCATCTGGAGCAGCCCACGCCGCCAGTTCTGTTCCGGCGATAGCTTGTGGTTTCTGGACAGCGCAATGTCCCCATAAGGGTCTTCGTCTTCTGTTGCATCGATGGTCTTTGGCGCAGCCTGGGCCTTGAAGTATTCCTCTACAGCTTTATAAAGCTCGATACGATCCTGATAAAGCTTCGAACAGTCCATGCCAGCGTGTGTGTCAATACGATTTTCTTTAACCCCGAAGACATAGTTCGCCTTTCCGGTTACGGTGCTGATCGCCGCAACCTTGTATCTACCATCCGATGTTTGGCGTAGGTTCCATTCCCCAAGCTGAGCAAGAAAGAGTCCGGTTTGCTTACCGGAATTGGTGCGTGTCATTGCCACGATTCTCCTGTCACTGCATAGACTGCGAAGCCGAGCCCACGCCACATCGCAACCATCGATGGACGGTCGTCCACAATGAAATCGACTTTGCCATTAGGGAACGCTGAACTAACGATCATTTCTTTTTTGACGGTGGTATCTGGGCGATGGTCGCCAGCCTTGCGCATCAGGAGACGATCATAGCAGACGCCATGCTTCTGAAGCCATTTTATTGTCTCCAGCTCCACTTCATCAGATCGCCCGGATAAGATAACAATCCTGTGGGTTTGACTCATGTAACGCATCCACGCAATCACGCCTGGAATTGGTTTATCGTTTACGCACGCCGCAAAAAATGCTGGCCAGTCTTTGTGGGGGTATTCAATCAGTGAAAGTCGATGAGTAATGTCTGCAATTGTCCCGTCTAAATCGAATACCGCAATTGGTCGACTCATAATCCTCCTAGCAAAGTGGCAGGATGGGCAACCCCTGCGCTGGATCGTATTGCTGAATGCACGGTGGGGGAGGCTGGACTGGCCTTGGCTTGCAGCTTGTGAGGAGAGCCACAAGTAAGGCCAGCCCAACAAATCGTGTCATTCGATAATCTCCGCAGCTTTTCTGATCTTTGTAAACGCATCGTCAAGCAGTCCGGTCACTCGGGTATCATAGACCAGATGCGATGCAACTTCTTCGAGTTGTGCCGCAATCATTCGCAGTAAAAGTGATTCCATTTTAGACCGCCTCCAATCCAATTATGTTTCGTAATGCCCGTCTGTGCCTGAGAATCTGCTCCCGCAGCTTATCCAGAAACTCTGGCGAAGCCTCCAGCTTCAGACGTAAAAGCCGGAGCGCTTCCGCCAGCAGGTCTAGCGCGTCGACGCTATCCATAAATCCAACAGGGTTCCTTTTGCGCAATGTCGTACCTCGCCCTATGACAATACACGGGGCGAGGAAACAACGTCAAGCGTTTTGTTCCTGGGCCTCAAGCTTCGCAATTGCCTTCTCGAACATCTGCTTAACCGGTTCGAACGAGTACGCCATGTCGTTAAAACCAGTAACAGACCAGCCATTGGTGAATTCATCCAAAATGCGCATCTCGATTGGAATTCCGAAACTTGAATCTTTGGAAATTCCGAGAACCCGAAAGCAGGCTCCGTAGGCGCAAAACCTTACCGCATCCGGACTGATCGGATCTTCACTGTTGCCGTTTTTGTTCACAGCATACAACCCACCTTGCGTCCATGCATTTCCGTTATCGAGCAGAGCAAGTGCCGCCTTCAATTCTTGTGATGTCATGTTTCTATTCTCCAATGAAAATTTCGTATTTATCCAAACCTCGCGCCGGGACAGAAATTGTCTCGACTGGCGTGGACCCTGGGTTCGCGATCTGGTATTGCAGTGCGCGAATCTTTTCGTTCTTCTTGTCAATCGCGTTGTACAACTTCTCGTTCAGAGCGCGAAGCTTGTCATTGTTTTCGATGGCTTTGTAGTATCGGTCTTGATAATCTTTCCGTCGCCTGTTCGCATTTCGCAAGTCTTCTGAAAGATTCGAGATTGTAACCCAAAGTGTTTTCTTACCTTCAAACATTGTGCCTCCTGTTATATGGTCCTGCTTTTTGTTGTCAAGTCAGAACTGCTTCGTCTCGTGAAACTTCACATGCCCATCGTTATCCAGATGCGCCATTTCAACCCGCAACCTCCAACCGCTAGACGTCTTGATCCGATGCGTCTCGACCATCAGCTGCTCGCCGTGTCTTGCATCTGCTCGTGTGGCATCTACCGCCTTCATAACCCAATAGTGCGCCTCGACGAGACTCTGCTGCGAGATCCCCTCATAGCGCCTCTTGCATGCCTCATAACCGAGCCTCCACCAGCCCAGCACGCGCTGGGACTTATCTGAAACGCCAGCGCGATACTCGAATTGCTCGATACCTTTGGCGAAGATTCGTTCTGCCTCTGGTTCAAGAATCGGTGCAGCCTTGGGCTCGGGAATCTGCTTTCCGTCTTGAAACGCCGCAGCGTCTTTCCCGATGTAGTTCTGCCAGCCGCGACTTGGATCTAGCTCTTTGACGTAGACCCCAGCTCCAATCGCCATCAGCTCATGCTCGATGCAATCGCGATCGTCGGGTCGATGCTCCAGTACGTCATGAGCAACAACGAACCCGCTGCCTGGGTCAAATGTCGGATGGTGGTTCGGTTTCCATCCACAGCGGAATCGCGAAAAGATCTCCATATTTGGTTCAGCTGTAAAACTCATTCTCATGTTTAATCTTAGCCTCCCTGTCAAAATGGTCATACGCATATGCCGCTTCTTGTGCTCGATCTTCGCTCACGTGATCCGATTGCCAGACGGCAAACCCGACTCCGAATCGATCTAGGTCACGTTGATACACCGACCATTGATGCTCGTTACTGCACTCAGCGTCACGGCAAACCTCAAAGTCTTCTTGGCCTTCGCTATCCGGGTAGTGCGTTTTGTCAATTTCGAATGTCCTCATTTTCCGCCTCCTGAGTGTTAGACTATTCAGTTACAATTTCGTTAACAGTGAACCAACGAATAACACCGTCGTCGCGTGCTTCGGCAAGCCGGTTGAAAACCTCGATAAATGCCGTCTCGTAGTTCTCTGCTTCAACTGTCACCTGAAATGTGTATGTCATTTCTTCCTCCGATTTCTGTAAAAGAAAACCCAAACCCAAAGCGGCATTGAGCCAAAATAGCCAACTACAAACCAAAACCAAAAACTTTGTGTCATTTCTTCCTCCTCTTCTCGATTCGTTCACTGTTAATCCGCTGTTTGACGGCGAGGCTATATGCCGCACCAATGGCGACAATCTCTTCTCGCCTTGTCTTCTCTGGACGCAATCCAATCGTATCGTTGGGATACAGCGTCACGACTAAGCGCTTTAGCTTTCCGGAGTCGCGTACCAGCGCTTCGCTCATTCGCGTTACCGGACTAATGAGCTTCGTCATTATCCGCCCCCAGCTCTGCAATGATCCTCTTCCATGTCACCCATGTAATAGCCTGAAGCTGATGCGGCAAGAGCCCCAAGCGCTTCGCGATGATGCCATAGTGCCATGCCAGATGCCGATATTCGGCTAACCCGACGGCGCTAATCACCTCGCGGTCTTCGCGACGGTCATAGGCCAAGCACTTCGCGTGCCTGTCTACTGTGATCTCTTCTGAACCATCCGGATTCAGGATGCAGCTGTAAAACGCGCGTGTCTTTGGTCCTGTCAATGGCAGGACATCAAGCGGATTTGCACCCTGCAAAATCTGCCATGCTTTGTTCACGTTCTTCCATCCATACACGCCGACATTGGGTTGTGGTTTGTTCTCGACGAAAGAGCGTACAAGCTCGTCTGCCTGTATCAGGTTCAACCCCCACGCGAGCCCGGGAGATATCGCTGCTATGACACCTGCCACTTCCCACACTGGCACACTGTAGCGCTCAGCGATTGCAAACGCGTCTCTGTGCGCGGTCGCGTACCAGTAGATACCTTGCTCGCGCTCGGCATCAGTCGCCTGATTGTAGACCTTCAGGATGTTCGTCTCAAACTTGCGAGACCACGGTCGTTTACGAATTGCCATACATCTTCCGTTCTGCTGGGGTTGTAATGAGCCCAGCCTTAATCATCGCCATTGCCGTACGCCCGTATGAGCCTTGTAGCTGCCATACAGAACCATCGTTTACCATTTCCTGAAACATTTCGATGTCCTGTTCTTCAGTCGTTGAGCCGTTTTCGTAATCAATAATCTTGTCAATGTTTACCATTGTCTTAGCCTCCTGAGTGTTAGACGTTGTGTTTTGAAAAACGTTTCAAAGCGCGTGGCAGGAATCGAACCTGCCACACCAGTTACGCGCTAGATGCCGATAAAGGCATCATGGATCGGCTTTACAGCCTCGACGATAAGCCTGAAATCATCGGCATTGACTGTCTCAATGTCAATGTCTTCTGGCTTTGCTTTCATGAAGGCATCCGTCGCGCGATCTGAGTATCCTGTCTCAGTCAAAATCCTTCGTGCTTCGTTTTCTGTCATAGGTCTTCTCCCTTCGTTCGATCAAAGCGCGTGGCAGGAATCGAACCTGCCACACCAGTTACGCGCTATCCTCCAAAACCTTCGTAATTTTCTTGGGGCATTGCTTGGACGATAACCATATCGCCTACTATGCCTACTTGTGGACCATACTTAGCCTGATACAAGGCAGTGGCGCGACGATTGACCTGCAAGCCAAGGCCGATATCGTCTTCGTTAGCATATGCCGTGGTAACGCGCGCGCCATTGAATTTAGAGCCATCCAATTGGACGTGTTCAATATAGCCTCCGACCTTGCGCTGTAGAACCTTGTAATCTGGTTCTTCGAATGTCACGGTATCAGGCGAGCCATCCGCATGAATGACAGTCAGCTTACGAAACTTTTTGTTCATTTTGCGCCTCTCTTTTTTCCAAACCTTTTGTTGTGCAATCGGATAAGTTGCATTGCCAGCCTTTCGCCGTCTGTTAGTAATTGCTTTGCCATTGTCTTAGCCTCCCTAGTGTTAGACGTTGGGAGGCGCCATCCGTTAGCATGGCGCCTCGTGGATTAGACTGCTATCGTCTCGCGCTTGGCGACGTCGTATATAGCCAATTGCTTATTGGTTCGAGCAATCTGTAACGCTGTACCGCGGTCCGCAACGTTGATAGACAGGTCGACATATGTAAACCCGTCATCGACGTTGTACCACGTGCCGATGTGCAGGTTACTCACATTGAGACGCTGCGCATTAGGAACGTTCTCACGCATATACCGGATGATTTGCAAGTCACCAATAACGCGTTCTGGAATCTTTTGCTCATACCCTGCAAGAGATACCATGTAACCAGATATTGGCGCTGTCCCATCGACAAGAGAATAGCTTGCTCCGCCATTCCTGTAATGGTCTAACCAAACGCTGTATACAATCTGTTCAAATCTCATACTAGCCTCCTCATTCGATCATTGCCTAAGCGCGGACTCGAACCGCGCTTTGTGCTACCAGCTAGGCTATTTTGGAAATGATTCTCAGCGCGATTTGCCGAGCCCTACGATTCTCGGACAAGTCTGCTACTTCCTGCAAGCTGATAATCAGTCTGTCTCTCAATTCAGTGTTTCGCATGTGGCCTCCTCAGTGTTAGACGTGACACCTACCAATCGGTTAGCAGGTGTCACACGTTGCTATTCAGGGCGACGTTCGACAATTGCCGTGATGTACTCGGCATACCATGTAGGCCAATCAGCATCAGGATGCCCTATGCGCGTCTCGTAGGCGTGATGGGCATCCGCAGCTTGGCGTAAACGCTGCGCGAGCAAAGCGACGTTTTTGTGATGCGACCTTGCTTCGATTTCCGCAACTAACATCTGTTTTGGATAGGCGCGGATATCGTCTATGTGCAGTGTACCGTTTTCGATTTTTTCTTGTAAATAAATCATGGTAAAAACTCCTCAAAATGCCCGGGGGATTGCTCCCCCGGGGAAAAAGGTTAGATGTTGCCGAGCCCGTCAAAGGTACGGCGTGTGTAGTATTCGTGCAATGCTTGGCGCACGATACCATCGGGCGTAGTGTCATGTTGAGACTTGAGTTTGAGAATGGCGCTGATAAATTCAGCGCGGTCTGTGGGATTGTCTAAGGACTTGCGGGACGTTACCTCGTTCATGTGGCCTCACAATGTTGTTGTGCGGTTATGTCCGCACGGCAGAAACAATCGACTAGTGAAATCTACTAAATGGATAACCGATAGTCCATACGTAGAACTACGTAATTTTCGGTACGTATAACTACGTAGTTAACCGCATGCTGCAACAACATAATAGAGCATAACTACATAACGAAATGGAATGCAGTTAGAATGTCGTGCATTCATGCAGTTAGCGACATAATGCTGAAACATGCATGCTTACCCTTCCCTAGAAGGGTAAGCAGTAGCATGTTTGGTCCAGCATGCCTCGGATGTTGTTCGAGACTGGCAAAAATCGATTTTCTATTGTTTTCAACGACTTAGCGATATGGCCTTATTTTGGCCATAGACGGGCCATCGCGCGCTCGATTTCCGGAACTGGGCTCTATACCTGCCTTGCATGTCGAAGGCATGCTCTTGCCGAAAGGCCACTGAAATGCGTTGGGTAGAAAATGAATAATATTCACCTATTATCAATAGGTTACGGACACCTATGCATAAAGATGCATTGGATTTTGGTATTCGAATTGCTCAGGGGCTTGATGTTATAAAACTAACACCTTGATGTTACTTTTATAACATGCGGGATTTAGGCGTCTCGGATGTCGACATTCCAGTATCCCAATCCCCCTATCGAGCCCCGCAATTCGCAATGTACGACGACTATCGTACTTCCCGAGGTGCTATTCGCGATTTGCGATGCTCGACTCTGCGATGCGAAGTACTTTGTCCTAGCAAGTTGCTGATTCGCTTAGACTTAGGCCCGGTAGGCCCTTTGGGGGGCGGGTGGCTTCGATATCGATATTCCTACACCCAAATCCCAATAAAATTACTTGCATGCTATTCCCATGTACATGTCGCTACTCGCACGTAGTTATGTGGAGGAAAAGTTCAGCATTCTCCGCAAGTTGCAAGTTGTGGTAGGCTGAATCTATGAGCGATACAACCGATCTCCTCGGCTTCACGCCAGAAGGCAGCGGAGAGCTCGATCTGGCAAAATCCGACAATCCCGATCCGCCATACATCCGCGGCGATCGTTTCAGCGTTGACCAATGGCGCGACAAGAAAAAGATGATTACCTGGATGAACCAGATGCGCAAGGCGCCGATCGATGGAATCGACGACACAATCGTTAACGAATCCTATTCGGCTGCAGTCTGGTTATTCCGGCAGGCGGCGATCGATGGGGACCTGAAGGCGACTACCGCTTTGAAGATGTGGCTCGAATGGGCGAAGCCGATTACGAATCGTAAGAAACCGCCGCGGGAGATTCCTCAGAGCCCAGGGTCGGTTGCATTCCTTCCGCGCGAGGTAACTCCGGACGAAGAGTGATAGGATAGGAACCAGGAGACAACACATGTTGAAAAAATTTTTTGCAATGCTCAGTTTAGTTCTGCTCTTAAGCGTACCTATTCCCGCACAGACAGTGAGCGGTACTGTTACATTTACAGCAACCGCAATCGATCCTGTACCGGTTGGTGGCGGAACATCGTGCGGCGTTCAGTCTGTTCAGTTCTTCAATGGCACTACTGCAATGGGACCAGCAATCACGACACCCACTTCGGGAAATGACTACGTGTTCAGTTTGAATACCCGGACGATGGCGAACGGCAGCTATACGATTACCGCGAAGGCAACTGACAAGGCCGGAGTCGGTACCTCCCAGGCAACGCTCTGTGATGGGTCGAAACCGAATGTCGGAACATCATCGCCAATTACCTTAGTCGTGAATAACGCAGCGCCAGATACGACTGCACCGACTGTAACAATCATCGTGATCGTGACGGTTCCTTAATATGGCAGTTGGATATACAAGTGACGTAGATAAACAGGATGTCGCTAGCGGCAACGATGTATTTACGTCATTTGCTGTATCTGGAACTAATCCTGCAATCATTATTGCAGCCGCGATGCGTGCAGACACCGGATCCCTTTCGGTTGCATCCATTGTTTTGAGTGCCGGTTTAAGTGGCGGAACTCCGGTTCTTACAAAGACTCAGACGAATGGAACCACAAGAGCAGAGATTTGGTCGATCCCCGCCCCTTCCGGAACTGGAACAATTACCGTAACATATACTGGCTCTGGAGAACATCAGTGTTGCGCCGTTCTGATGAACAACTGTGACCAGACAACGCCATGTCCATCAGCCGATGCAGCCGCAACAACTGGTTCGACAAGTCCGCTATCTATTACCCCGGCAAACTTGACGGCAAATGATGCAGTTGTTTATATGGCATGCCAGTCTGTTAGCGGAGATTCTCCACACGTAGGAACTAACGAAATCTTTTTTGGAAATTCTACGAACGTTAACGCTTCAGTTGGTTATCGTCTCGGAACGGGATCTGTTTCTGCAACATGGAGCTTAACTTACACAACAGAAGTTTTGGTTGGGGTGAGAGTTCAGGCGCCTACTGGCGGAGGTGGAAGTGTTCTTGGATCCTATTACTACGAGAAGGTCGCGGGAATGCTAAGATAGAACCATGTTCAAGAATACCGCATCCCAAAAAGTAATTGTCTTCGCGTTCGATGCGACGACCAATGTTCCGAAGACCGGGGATGCAGCGAACATCACAGCCTATATCTCAAAGGACTTCGGAGCCGTCACTGTGCTTGGCGACACGAGCGCAACCGAGATGGACGCGACCAATGCGCCAGGGTATTACCTCTTCGATATCACACAGACGGAAACAAATGCAGATACGATTCTCGTCTCTGGAAAATCGTCAACTGCAAACATCAAGATCCTTGGAGCCCCGGCAGCAATATTCACCAATCCGATAAACTTCACAACAGCATCGATCGACAGCAACGGACGAGTCGATGTTATCAAAGTAGCAGGAACCACGCAGACCGCAAAGGATATCGGTGGCGCCGTCCCCGCCGCAGCTGCTGGAGCGGCAGGAGGATTGCTCATCAGCGGATCGAATTCAGGCACAACAACTCTTGCTGCCCTTACGGTTACCGGAAACTTTTTGATTTCTGATGGAATGACGATAGCTGCGCCAGCAACAACTAATCGTGCGGGTCTTGCGATAACAGGAAACGGAACTGGAGATGGTGTGGACATCACCAGTGGTAACGGTGCAACAGGAATCGGATTGAACATTCTCGCAGCTTCAACAACAGGTCACGGGATGTTGTCGACCGGAGCCGGATCTTCCAACCTCAGTTCGGCAGGTATTCGTGCAACAGGTGGGTCAGGTGGTGGTCCTGGGATTCGTGCAATTGGTGGTGGTAGTGGCGCCGGAATTCAAGGTGTTGGCGGTGCAACTGGTGCCGGTCTTTCATTTGTCGGCGGTGCAACATCAGGTGATGGAATTCTTATCCAAACAACTGACGGACATGGAATCAATTTTGCGCCTAACGGAACAAGTCGTCACGGTATATTCGCAACAGGCGGGACTGCAGGAACCTCAGACGGGATCAAGGCTGTCGCCGGGACTGGCGGTGTTGATATTCGCGGAAGCATTACCGGCAATCTCTCTGGATCTGTTGGTAGTGTCACGGGACTCACAGCATCAAATCTCGATACGACTGTCTCTTCCAGGATGGCAACTTATACGCAACCGACTGGATTCCTGGCTGCAACATTCCCATCTGGTACAGTCGCTAATACAACTAACATAACCGCAGGAACGATTACCACAACAACGAATCTGACAAACCTTCCGTCGATTCCAGCGAACTGGTTAACCGCCGCTGGAACCGCATCAGACTTCGGACCTAAAGTTGCGACCGCACTCTGGACCGATACAGTGGCTGGTGATTTCACCGTGGCATTGAGTGTCGGCAAATCTGTGATGAATGGTGTCTCGCTTGGAACTGGACTGACCGTTGCATCGGTTTCTGGTTCTGTTGGAAGCGTCACCGGCCTAACGGCATCAAATCTCGATACGACTATCTCTTCCAGAATGGCAACCTATACGCAGCCAACAGGATTCCTGGCAGCGACGTTCCCATCTGGCACGATCGCGAATACGACGAACATAACAGCGGGAATAATCACGACGGTAACGAACTTGACGAACGCTCCGACTGCCGGTGACTTCACCGCGACGATGAAGACAAGTTTAAATGCGTCAACTCCTGCAGCCATTACTGGTGCTGTTGGATCTGTGACTGCAGGTGTAACCCTGGCCGCAAGCCAACTCTTCGCAAAGAAGAATACACAACTGACTGCCTTCATGTTCAAGATGGTCCTGGCATCAGACCACATTACCGCGGCTACTGGCAAAACGATTACCGCAAATCGTGTGATCGACGGTGGGGCATTCGGAGCCTGCACAAATGCGCCGACAGAAATTTCGGCTGGGTGGTACAAGATTACACTCTCTGCGGCTGATATGAACGGCACAACGATTGCGCTGAAATTCACAGAAGCATCTTGCGATCAGCGAGATATTCTGATTATCACCCAGGCATGATAATCGATTATGGGAATGGCGGACGCTATCCCGGCGTCGAGATTATTGAATTTCCACAGATCTATGGATGGTTTGGGATCCCTGCGGCAGATGTCTTTATCGCAAAGATCACAGCGCGAGTTTCAACACCAGAGATCGATTTTAGTTTAAGCACTTGTAGAATCGATGCAATGGAACGTGCGCCGGAGATTGACTTTGCTATTTCTATTCCACGAATTGATGCGAGCATTCAAGTCATTCCGGGAAATGGTACAATGATACCGTGAAAAACGTTTACCAAGGGCAGAACGTTCGTGTTGCCGTTACCTTTCGAGATTTCAATGATGCGCTAGTCGATCCGACCGCGGTTACGGCATATACACAACGCGAAGCCGATACTGCCTGGACCGACGTCAGTGGGTCTGTTGTTCATGACTCCACCGGTAAGTATCATGTCGATATCGCCACAGAAGCGAAGAGCGGAGTCTATGAGTGGCGGTTCCGCGGAACGGGCGCTTCAGCCAACGCAATTCAGGATCGCTTTTATGTGATTCCGATGGCTCCAGGAGAAACTGCTCCGTAGTTGGGGTAGAATACGAGGTAGAGGATTAGAGACATGTATACCGAAGGTGGAGCTGGACGATACGAAGGGGCAACACGCCAGGGGTTAGTTTTTGCTGCAGCAAATCAGGCAGCGAAGACTTATAGCCTTTTCGGAAATACAACTGCGACAGGACTTATTCTTTCCAATCCTCCGACTTCTGGAAAGTTGATTTCAGTTGTCTCGATCGAGTTTATGAAGGCGGCAGTTGCTGCTGCTCAGTTCGAAGATCTGGTTATCAGCGTTGGAGCAATGGGCGGAAGTTTTGCCCATACAACTCCGCTTACGGTTCAGCCTTGTAATGTCGGAAAGGCTCCGTCGATCGGAGTAGGTCTCTGCGACGAAGCTGCAACATTAACGGCTGCAGGACTTGTCATCGCCCCTTTCGCAGTTCCATCAGCATCCGCAACAGCAAACGTCTCCGTTCCTCCGGTTACGATCTGGGAAGTCAGCGGTCGATTTGCAATTCAACCTGGATCATTTCTTCAACTCGCTGGTGGATTTACGAACACCGTTTCTGGCGTCGGCGGAATTATCTGGCGCGAGATTGACATTTAAGAAAGACGCGGAGGCGCGATGATTTGGAAAGATCCGATTCTACCGAAGATCGTCATTCCGTCTGATCTGAAGTCGAAATGGTTTCAACTTGGTAGTGCAAAATATCAACTCCTTCCCCATCAGTATGAGTTCCTGGCTGCAAAAGAGACTGAAGTCTGCAGCATGGGTGGATACGGTTCTGCGAAAACATTTGGCGGTGTTCTCAAAGTAGCGCATCTCGCGATGTTCCCAAACAACCGCGGAATCGTTGGCCGCTTCGCTTCGACCGACTTGGAAGACACAACGGAACGCGATCTCCTGGACTTCCTCCACTCCGCGGAACTTCTTCACACGGCGCCAAACCAGCATACCAAAAAAGCAATTGTGCGGTGTGTGGATCCAGTCACGCAACGGAATCTCGGTTACTTTAGCGAGATCTCGTTTCAGCACATGGACGATCCGAAGCATCTGCGGGGGCGCCATATCGGTTACTATTGGATAGATGAAGCAAGTGAGGTTCACCCTGATGCGAAGAAAAATCTTGACGGTCGTACTCGTTGGAAGGCTTTTGCTGGTCGATACCAGAAACTTTTTACAGGCAATCCGGAGGGCCATAACTATCTATATGATCGTTTCTTCAATAAAGACGAAATCCTTAAAGCAGTGTGCGGCCATCCAGAATGCACCCTCTCTCAAGAGCAATGCAACATCCAGCACATACGTCTTAAGCGCCGAGGAATTCACGCGAAGACGTTCGACAACTACTTCTTAGCGAAAGACTATATTGAAGATATGCTTGCATCGTATAGCCCGAACGAGCGGCAGCGTTATATGGATGGTGATTTTGATATTTTTGAAGGCGCTGCCTTCCGCGAATTTGATCGCAACACACATGTACTGGCCATATGAGCGAAATTTTTAAGGATTGGGAAAACGATATCCCGCCTCGACACTGGAAGCGGATCCTGGCAATGGACGTAGGCGGCGCTACTGCGAACGTCTTGGAATGGGCGGCACTGTGTCCGGAGACGCAATCGCTGGTGTTCTACGACGAGGTTCACAAAGTAACGACAGACATGTCGGAAGTCGCGAAACTCGCGCTTCCAAAGATGAAGCCGGAAGGATCGCAGAACGAGTACGAATTTATCGCCAAAGCAGGCGACTATGAGAATAAGATAGCCCTGGATGACATGGCTCGTCACGGGATCCGATTCACCAATGCGGTGAAGCAGAATAAGATTTTCAGTGTGCATCGCTTCGCAGGATATCTACATCCGAATCCGAAACGCCCTTACCCATCCTGGCATCCGATGGCAGGCCAATACGGAGCCCCATTATTCTTTTCGACTCCGCGTTGCAAACATCTGAACGACGAGATTCCCCAGCAGAAGTGGAAGAACGAAGCGAAAGGAACGAGCGTCAAGGACGAACTCGATCGAACGGTAAAGCACGATGCTGTCGACTGCGCTCTTTACATCGCGCGTATCATGCCAGCCCCGATTACAATTCCGATTTTAGTTCCGAAAATCCAAACCGAGACTCGCAGTTTGCAGAGCCAGATATATTGGGAGAACGTCAGGATGCAGGAAGAACGGAAGTCCAATGTGCAATCCAGGACTCCGTACACGCCCGGACACGTAGGAGGCAACGATCAATGGCGATCATTATTGGGATTTTAGTTCTAGTCATCGCGTTTCAGGAATACCGAATTCACAAGCTTGTTGAACGGCTGCTATTGCAGGCGAATGTGCCAGACATATTCAGACCGACTCCGGTACGAGCCCCTGCCTCAGATTCTGAAAAGGTAGCTCCAGAAAATCGCAAGAAACTATTCAGTCTACAGATTCCGAGTTAGAATCATCATAGGAGATTTCCTATGAAGAAGTTTATCGCCGGTCTGTGCATGTTCCTGATTTGTAGTATCAGTTTCGCTGAAAAATCGCAGATCGTTGCTCAGCAACTCTATGTTCCGATCTTCTGTGGTGGCCAGCCAATGGGGACAGGATTCCCGGTTGATACGAATCTTCTCATGACTGCAGGGCATGTGCGATGTCCCGAAGGCGAGGCCACAACGATTAGCATCGACCACGGCAAGACATGGATTAGCGAGGAAGATTGGCTTGTGAATGGAGACTTCGACGTGGCAATCCTCACAGTCACAGGGAAACCCTTCAAAGAATTTGCGCACTTTCGCGATCCGAAACTCGGAGAAACTGTTTCCGGCTATGGGATTCCCTACGATGGCCTTCTGTCGACTGGTATCGTCGCCCATCTGGAAGACTATTTCGTCTTCACAACGAATATTCCTATTGGCGGAATGAGCGGATCCGCTGTCGTCGGAGCTGACGGGAAAGTTGTTGGCATGGTGAATTTCGGACTTCCAGATCAGCGAGTCGGTGGTACACTTTCTGGTGGGTATCAGGCAAAAGTCTTGACCGACCTAATCAAAAGTTTCAAAGAATTTAAGGGAGCAAAATAATGGAAGATCTCTATGTTTCAATGGCAGTTTCGGTTTTGCTGAGCACGATCAAAAATCCGGACAAGAAAGCAAAGCTGAAGACCGTGTTTCTGAAAGTCTATCAGACAATCAAAACCGTCTACGCTGGTGATCCGGATTTTGCCTAATGGATATCGGACGTCTGGATCAGTCAATCGAATTAGGTGAAGGTTGCAAACTCACCGCGTACAAAGATACTGAAGGAATCTGGACGATTGGATGGGGAACCAATCTCCAGAGCCTTCGCATCGACCAGGAACTTGCCGATAAGTGGAAGACTGAGAAGATCAAGAGTGTGATCGTCTCTGCAAAGATGTTCCCGGAGTGGCAATTCCTGGATACCGACGCGCGGCAGAATGTCTTCATCGAAATGGTCTATAACATGGGACCAATGCGCGTGAGCGGGTTTACCGAAATGCGCAAGGCGATTACCAAGCAGGATTGGGAAACCGCGGCAAAGGAAGGACTCAGTTCGAAGTGGGCAACCCAGGTTGGACAGCGTGCGAATCGCTTGATGGAGATGCTTCGGACTGGACAGTTTCAGGTATAACTAACTTCAGGAAGTGGAGAAGGCACATACCAGTGAGCAGAGGTATTACGCCCTCCGTTAAAAACATAGACTAATCCGCAGATCGTCTCTCCCCATTGCAGTGCCGATTGGATGTCGCATTTTGAAAGGTGTTCGCAGCAATTCACATCAGGAGTGACATTATGGCTATGAATTGTACCGATCCAATCTGTTTCTTGACGGAGTGCGGCACGTTTGGATCGCAGGATACCCCCTTCATCGGGGAAAACGCCGTTTGCATCGGCGCTATGATCGATTGGGGCTATGCGGGTTATCAAGATGTTTCCGTCATCGCTCCGGAGACCGTGCAGGGCAGCGAAGTGCTCATCGGGGTATCGTTTGCGGCATTCCCGCCTGAAGTCAGCTAACATTTTTCTCGGACAGATAATCTTCATGCTGGTATAACCGAATGGTCAGGAAACCATCTTAACCAGAATTCGACGAAAAAGTTAGACATAAGCTGCCCACCCTTCTTCTGGGTCATAAGGACTTCCATCTTCTACGCCTTCTTGAAACCAACCAAGATCGACCAGTGATTGAGCATCGACATCTGACAATGGTTCTTGTGTTTTGTAAGCATAGATAACATCATGTTCCGCCCCGATGTTGTAACCGGTTTTGTAATAACGCCTCAGGATCTGTAGTCCTTGAACAACATTCTCAATTGACATTTCTGCCTCCCTTGAATGGTATGATACCAGTATGGCGGCAAACGCGATACAAAATAAGCGAGGCGTTCCTGGTCCAAAAATGTACGACAACAAACCGGCTCCAGATTCCTTTGCCGGAATGTCGGAGAAGGAGAAACTGCAGTCGATCTGCGGCTATATCCGCAACACCGATCGGGAGCAGAAGATCCGCCGCAACACCGTGTTCTATCTCATGGCTCTGTACTATCAGGGCTACCAGAACGTTGAACTGAGCCCTGGAACCGCAACCTTCGACATCTACGAACGCGATGATTTTTACGTGGAAAACCAGTTCCGCCATCACATCGATGCAGTGGTTAATTCTCTCTCGAAAAACGAAGGCGAGATCGTCATCCGGCCAGCTTCCGCAAATCAGCAAGACATGACGAAGGCACGAGTCGCAGGACCGGTCCTGGATATGCAGAAGGCGACGATTGGATATCCGCGGGTCCGAGATCTGAAGAACCTTTATAAATGCCTATTTGGGAACGCCTTTATTTTTGTGGATTATGTGCGGGATGCAAAGCATGGCTCTATTGTGACGCCAAAGTTCACCTACACAGAAGTTCCGGATGAATCGGATCCAACTGCCGAGCCTTTCATGTCGAAAGTTCCAAACGGATTTAGCACCATCAACCGCGGAAAAGAAGTGTGCGTTGTGTGCTCTCCGCTTGAAATTAGTGTTAGAGCGGACACCAAAGGATTCGAAAATATTACGTCGCTCCAATGGAATAGTCGGCAGGATGCCGACCTGATGAACTTCGTCTATCCTGGTCTCGGCTCTCAGAGTGGCGCCTGGAATGACGATCTTTCGAAACAATATATGGAGATCCTTGCAAACCTTCCAGGAGCAGTCCTTGTCGATTCTGAATCTATCAACATCGGGACGATCCAGGTTAAGAAAGTCGAATATTCGCGCACATGGCTGCTTCCAAGCACCTTCGCTGGCGATAAGCCTCTGGAGAATAAATTCCCGGATGGGGTTCATGTTGCAACTGTGAATGGAGTCGTTGTCGACTACTATCCGGAGAATCTCTTTGATCGGTGGACCCATGAAGTTCTGATTCCACTGCCGCATTCCCTACTCGGGGATGGCTTATACGATGCGATGCTGCTGCAGGACATCATCAACGAAGCAAATTCGCTCATCCTGCAGCACGTGCGCTATTCCACGGTCGGCCACAACATTTACGATTCGAACGTGATTGATCCGAAGGATATTGTGAACGATCCGAAAAATGGCTGGGTTCCGGGGAAACCGGGACTCGAAAAGAATATCCGCGATTCAGTCTTCCAGATTCAGCCGCAGCAATTGAGCGGTGACGTCGCTGCGTGGCTTGGAGCGAAGATGAATGCGATGGAGGATATGACCAGTGCATATGCTTCCTCGATTGGAAAGAGCATCGGAGCCAATACACCATACTCTCAAAGCGTCTTCTTGAACGAACGCGCACAAAGCCGGTGGCAGGGATCGCTCTCCTTCAACAGGCCAGAAATGATTCGGTTTCACCAGCAGCTTCTGAAGATCGCGCAGACGGAATGGATGGAAGATCGTTCGAATGCGATCATCGCCAATACCGGCGCCTGGAGTTTCCAGCAGTTCTCACAGGCCGATCTGGGTGGTGAGATCGATATCTCGTTCAGTAATGCGGATCTCGCGCCAAAGAGTCGATCAGAGCAGGTTCAAGCTTTGGGAATGCTCCAGCAACTGTTCCCTCTGGTACAGCAGCTTCCGCCGAAGCAGAAATTGCGTGTCGAAGAAATACTTGGAATGCCGTCAGATTCGAATCCGATGAGCACACAGATTTCTCGGGCATATCGGCAGATCGATCGGCTTATCAAAGGCCAGACTCTTGCTCCGCTTGCCGGAGTTGATGATCCGAACATTCAGGCGCCGGTTATTGTGGACTTCCTGGCCAGCGAAGATGGTGAGGATTTGGCGCTGAGCAATCCGCAAGCGTTCTCAGCTTGCTACGTTTATTGGGCAGCACTGATGCACATGCTTCAGATGCAGCAGGGATTCATTCAGCCGGGGCAACAGGCCCAAGCGCAACCCGGACAGCAGCAACAGCCAGGGCAGCAGAAACAACCAGCTGGCGGTCAACCAGGACAGCAAGGCGGCGGTCCTAAAGGTGGCCCAGGGGGGACGCAACAGCCGTCAGCGCAGAGTCCGGTACAACCAGCACCACCGGTTGCGCCACCAGCAGCGTAACGTGGTATATTTGAAAATTAGGAGGCTCCGATGGAACCAGAGACAGTTGTAAACGAATTGAAGGCAGTTATCGACGAAATTTCAGCGCAGACACCAGTCCAACCCACAACACCAACACCAACACCGGCACCAACGACCTATCAGGATCGAGTTCGCACCGAGAAGGCGGAACTCGATGCAAAGATCGAAAAACTTCAGGCGTTCGTCGACGGAGACGTATTCAAAAACATGAGTACCGACGTCGAGGGTGCCGACGAGCGCGGAAGACTCAAAAGTCAGTTGAATTTCATGCGTGGATATTCCGATATTCTCGGAGAACGTATTATCCGATTCTAAGTTTCTAGGAGGCAACAATTATGGCAGATACAGTACAAACACCAACACTTGAACAGACGACTGCGGCAGAGCTGGATGCTTTGCTCGGAACACCAGGATCTGCTGCTTCCGCAGCAGTAGTCGAGGATGGGTCCAAACCCAAACCCGACGCCAAGAGCCCTCCGGTTGCCTCCCCGGAGGGTTCTGAAACTCCCTCGGAGGAAGATACTCTTATCGCAGCACTCGAAGCGATCGAGGAAGAGAAACCGGTAGAAGTAAAACCAGACGAGAAACCTGCTCTGAGCGAAGAGCAAAAAGCGGTTCTCGATGTGATCCCAACAGCGACAGAAGCTGTCCGACTGCATAATGTCGAACAGAACTACAACAACTTCACCGGCGCCCTGGCAAACGGCCAGTTCGATAACGTTCAGAAGATGATTGAACAATGGAATCCCGACGTATGGGAGGGTTTGCTTGAACACATCTACGAGCAGAAGGTTGCTTCTGGCGAATGGGTGGATCGTTTTATTGCAGTCGCTGATGGCAAAGGCCCAACAAAAGAATTCACGAAACTCCAGAAGGAAGTGAATGAGTTAAAGAATCAACTCGTCGATAAGAAGACCGGAGAAGCGCAAACAAATGCTCAGCAACAGCTCAGCGATAACTTGAAGAAATACAGCACTCACGTTGGAGAACTATTCGATCAGCTGAATTTCAACAAAGCGGATCGGCGTTGGATTGTGGCGGATTTGAATCTTCGAATTGCTGCGGATCCCAAAGTTCTTGCCGCGGTGCGCGGAGGAAATGCGAAGGCTGTGAACGCGCTTTTCAAAGCGACCTGTAAGGACTATATCAATCGCGACAAGGAAGTCGTTGAGCAGACCACAGAGAAAATAGATGCTCAGAGCAAGAAGAAACTTCCGCTCGGCGGCGCGGCTGCTGTTGCCGAAGGCGCATTACCAGAAGACTTCAAGAACGTTCCGGCGAAGGATGCCGAGAGCGTCGCATCGCGGATGCTCGACAAATTGCTTGGTAAGAAAAAGTAATATTCACAGTTGCTGTGAATTTGGGCCGGAAGGTGAATATCTTCCGGCTTTTTCTATGTAATCGGCAAGAGCGCGAAGAATTGTGGGATTCTCGTTGGCGTGACCAACTGCGAGATTGCAGCCACTGCAAAGGATGCCACGAATCATGCCTGTCGAATGGTCGTGATCGATGCTCGGCTTGTTTTTGGATCCGCAGATTTCGCAACCGTTCTTTTTTCGCTCAAGAAGACTCGCCGCTTCTTCGAGAGAAACTTTATAACGATTTCGAATTTCATAAATAGCGTGTCTATCCGGGTTTGCCTTTCGGTATTGTCTTTGATAGGCAGGGTTTGACCCGTTTTGGACTCTCCGTAATCTTGCTAATTCGCGATTTGCAGCCATCCATTCTGGATCGGCCTTCTTTTTATCGTAGTATCTTCTGCCAGAAATACGCCGATTTTCTTTGTGGTCCTTCTGCCATTGACTACGATACGCTCGTGCTTTTTCTAAATCTGTATACGCCATTCCTGAATTCTACAAAGCTAAAACACAAAGTGCCACATAAATTATTTGCTTGACTTAGCATTTCTTTTCTGAGGCGTGGTATATTTTGTATAGACAGAAGCACAAGGCAGAAGTCAAGACAAATCGGGCTACGGCCCTTAACGAAGGAAAAAACTTATGGCTCTCGGAGATTTGGCCCAGCTTAACGGCGTGGTAAAGATCATAGGAGGGAAACTTACTAAGGTCTACGAGGAAAAAGCGCTTCTGCACAATCGCCTCCAAAAAGGAAAGGGCACTTCGATCAGCGATCGAGGCGTTGAGATTCCAACTCAGCTTTCTCCCAACTTCAACCATGCTTTCATGGCTGACGGTGGTGAGTTTCCGGTTGGCGGATCGGTCCTGGTGAAAAGGGCATCCGTCTATTTCAAGAACATCGCGCACACCGCTCGTCTGACCGGCGCTGCGCTTGACGCGATCAAAGACGGGAATCGAGCCTATATCGATAACTCGCTGTCCTGGACTCTTGAGGAAACGGTGAAGTCCGCTGCGAAGGCCGGAAACATTTACGCTCACGGCGTTGGGGACGGTCGCTTGGCGACGATCTCTGCCGGTGCTAATTCCGCCACGCAGACTGTGAACAACAACGATAAGAATCGGTTTCTGCGAGACGGTTTGGTGGTTCAGAGCGTCACGCCTGGAACCGGTGCAGTTACCGCGACTGGTACGATTCTGAATTCGAAGGCTTCTGCGACTACGTTTACGACTGTAGCCGCGATGAGCACGACTTCCACCAGCGATATTATCGTCGCTTCTGGATCTTTCAATCTGGCGATCGCCGGAATGAAGTTGATGATCGACGACACGACCAACGGAGCGGTTACGTTCCAGGGGTTGAGCCGAACGACTTTCCCGAGCTACAAGGCATTCCGAGTCAACGCCGGTTCTACCGGTATGGATCCTGCCTTCCTGCGAAGAGCGCTGAGCGCCGGTATCCACATCAATGTTGGAGAACTGGACAGGGACAATCTGGAAATCTGGGCGCATCCCGCACAGGTCTCCGCGTATCATGCTCTGGGTTGGAATCTGAAACGATTCGAGGGGACCAGCAAATCGGTGGATCTCGGTTTCGTCACCAGCGAGTATGAGGGAATTGCGATGGTTCAGGACGTCGACTGCGACAAGGATCGGGTCGAGTTCATCGATTTCTCCACGATGGGGAAATACGTTGCCAAGGATTACGGCTGGGATGATCGCTCTGGCGCCGTGCTGAGCCGCGTTGTGGGAACGAATTCCTACAAGGATCAGTTTGAAGCCTATTACACGGGTCGGTTCAACTACGGTTGCACTGCTCCGAATCGCAACGCTTTCGTGGATGGTTTGACTATCCCGACCGGATTCTAATCAGGAGAAAACGAATGTCAGTTAAAGCAGCTCGCGGACAGTCAGACGGAAATCTGGCTGTCATGTTCAAGATTCTCGATACCGCTGGAACACCTTCAATTGTGGATGTCTCGCCAGCGTCGATGCTGGCAGATATCTCAGTTGTGGATACTGGAGTTGGTATCTACGATGTGACGGTCAAGAATTTCCAGGGGCCGCAGCAAAAAGTGAATATCCAGGTTACGCCTTATGTGATCGGGAACTTTGGAACTGTGACGGCTCGAAGTTATTCCGGCGCAGACTTTTCGTTGACAGTCAAAACTGGAACGGCAGTCACAGACTTCACAGCTGCAGATACGTCTAGTGACGTTCGATTGGAGGCTTTCTAATGGCAGCGATTACAGCGGCACCGACTCCTCCGAAGACCAAGATGGGAAAAGGCTTCTACCAGGATCTGGATTGGGCCTTGAAAACAATGGTCGCAGCCCTGGCCGACGATACGTCGAACGGGACAACGGCAAACACGATTGCGGAATTGCAGACATACATCGCTGCAGTTATTCTGGTACTGTAAAGGAGAATAGAACATGGCAGCAGCAACACAGGTTCCCGCGGGGACATGGCACGGCAAGGGTTGGATTGTCCAGCTCACTGCAGATATCAATACGGCAGTCGCTGAAGGTATCTTCGCCGGATCCGATACGGTCACAACTGCGCTTGCGAATCTGGCAACAGAACAAGCCACTCGTTAATACCGATAGGGCGTCGATTAGATATAGGTAGCCAAAGCGAAATGCAGGGCTCCAATCTTCGACGCCCTTATTTTTTATGATAGGATTAGTTGGAGGCAGTTATGAAATGGTTACAGGTCGCTGATGCACCACAACCGCCAGATTGGTTCGTTCGCGAACTAAAGCTAATTGACCCAACTCTGCGTGCCGTCTGGGGGCTCGAACGATATCTCAGAGAGGAATGGGCTATCGAGCGAAAAACCTCTGCAGAAAACTACTGGCTCATGTATGAATCACTACTTACTAGCGATGAACCACGATTCGTCGATCAGCCAGTCTATGACTGCGAGCAGAGAGAAACGGATCCTATCACTGGAATCTTTATTGGTTACAAGCAAGTAGGAATTCGAAAATACGATCTGGCTCCAGAATTCGAATGGGTTGCGTTCCGTCCTACCTTGGATCAAGCCTTACTGACGCTTATCAAGAAGCTTTATTGGGAACGAGATCATCCGGAAGAAGTTGCTGCAGCTGCCACCGCAGAAGCAGAAGCAAAAGAAAAATCCGATCAGACAAAGATCGATGACGCAAAACGAGAAGGCATTGACGAAGCTTTCTTAGAGGTAGAAAAAGTTCGTCAATTCGGATATGGAAAAACAAGGAAGGAGCAGTTCGACAAATGAGTTGCTGCTGGCCTCCTGTCCCTAGCTCACATGATAAGTCTTGTCCAAAATATCCCGCTGACGGGGTATTTGAAAAATGCACCTGCGGAGCGGTGGAGAGATTCGCGGCAGAAATTGCTGAAATGCGAAAAAATCGAGAAGCTACAGGAAAAGAAAAAGAGGAGAATAAATGAGCACAATCGCAGTTTTTAACGGCTTTGGAAAATACGAGCAGACCCAGGATGGCCAGAAAGGAATCACACTGAAATTCGGTGGCGTTCCGTTCTGGTTACCATACGATAAGATCACTTATTTCCCGGATTACACAATGCGGGAAGTCGATCAAGATAAGAGTTCTCCTGGTGGCCAGGTTCAGGGAGAGCTGGTGTACCACACCTTCCGCGTCTCCGGCGATACGATCGTCGATATTCTTTTGGAGAACGGAGATACGCATAAGAATAGCGACAAAGGGATTATCGTGATCCCGAGCGAAGGCCACCGAAAAGACTCCTATATCAAGGTTTCATCCGGGTATGAAATCGATGGTCGTCCAATTTTTGAGAGTATCCAGGAAATCGTTCCTACAGCGTTGGAGATCCAGGAAGCCCATCGACTTGCAGATATTTACAAGCAAACCGTTGTGCAGGAGTATCTTCAGTCGAAACGGGAACGAATTAACGGTGGAGTCGGGCAAACAACTCCCTCTGGCCTTACCCGCGTTTACATGGATGAACTTGGCATCAAGGATCTGGATGATGTTTCGAAGAGTCTTGAGCAGTCAGGCGCCAACGGGTTAACCCTGGAGATCCTGCAGGAAGCCGTCAAAGCTTTGCAGGCGTTGAACCCAAAGCCGCAGACCACAGTTCCGGAGCCAACTAAAAGCGGCCCTCCGGGAAAAGCGACTGGTTTGAAGGAAGTTCAGCCAAGCATCGTATAATGGTGGTATGACCACCGTTGAAATGATGGATCTTCTGACTCAAAGAACGAAGATCACGGATCAGGCAAAGCTTTTGCGCGAATTGCGAGACGCCTATGATTGGGCCGTCAACGAGATCTTTATCTCTGCTGACGGTCCTCAACTTTTGATGACTGTCGGAGAAGAGCTTCCGGTTCTTGCAGCAACAACTCGCGATTACGATCTGGAAACCAATCTGGTTGGTGGAAGTATCCTCGGCCTGCAGACTCTCTGGGCAAAGTTTCCGACAGGGTTAAACTTCACGCCTTTGATTCCACGCGCGGTAGCGAGCCAGGATTTCATTGCAATGGACTCATCCGCAATTGCAACGCCGCTTATTGCAACGAATTTCCCGGTGTTCTACTCGATTGTGAACGATGGGAAAGTTCGATTCGCTCCGGCACTCCCGGCAGGCACCTTCCTTCGAGCAGACTATGCCAGGGTTGGACCGGCGCCGGATCCGACGACCAACCCGACGCAGCAGGATGGTACAGATATGCCTAGCATCTTCCACAGAGCTATTTTGGCGAAGGCAACTGCACATCTCTTCAACACCCTGGACGATAGCCGGGAAGGTGGATGGGAGACCCGTGCCATTCAGTTTAAGAACAGCGCCATATACGCCGCGGGAAAAGGAACTCGATCGCAGCGGCCAGTTGAGACGCGGCCATTCAGACGCGGAAATCGCAGGAGAGGGATTTAGTATGCCAGCAACATCAGTAGCACAGAGACGTCTGTTTGCCATTGCCGAACATAATCCGAGCAAGTTGCATAAAGACAACAAGAAGATCCTTGGGAGTATGTCTCAGGATCAGATGCACGATTTCGCCGCAACACCGGAAAAGTCATTGCCGATGCACGTTGCGAAAAGCAAAGCCGAAAAACTCAAAACGTTAAGGAAAAAATAATGGGAGCGCGAGGTGTTACCCCACACATCATTTCTTCATGGCGTGGGTTAAATACATTCATTTCTGAAACCAATGTCGATGAACAATCATGGATTGACTCTGATAACGTTTTGGTTAACGCCAAAGGGGAGGCCGAAGTTATTCGTTCTCCGAAGGCATTTACAGGTGTTATCCCCTCCGGGCCATTGGCCATCGTGAGCATGGATGAGTACCAACGTGCTATCGGAAATCTTCTTATTGTCGATCATGGCACCCGAACCGATCAAGTTGGATCTGGCGGTGTGATTACAAATATTCGAACCGGGAATAATGGCGCAGCCTGGGTGTCCCTGTCTGTAAAAGATACGCTTCAGCGAATCGATAGCCATGAGTTTATCCAACTTCTAAACGACGGGGTTACGTTTTATCGAAACGGTATCGATCCGCCTGCTGCAGCCCCGACGATTTCCTACACGGCGAACGGAGCCGATACAACTGTTATTGCCTCCAGTCTCCAAGGGAGTTACTGCTACATGAATAGCGTAACAGGCCATGTCAGCCAGCCAAGTCCATTAAGCAACATCCTCGGCCCAAAACCTGCGGGATTTAGCGTGAACTATACGCATACAGCAAGTGTTCAACCTGGCGTGGATAAAATTGTCTATTTCCTAACAGAAGACGGAGGCGACATTCCATATTTAGTTATTTCTCTATCAACCGGAGATCCAATTACATCTGCGAACACCACAGGCAGCGACACTCTGAATCAGTCTACTTCTAGCCGCGATACGCTTACCCCAGAGCCGATTTATAACAGCATTCCCCTCACTACTGGCACGTCGATGTTCGAATATAAAGACCGCATCTTTCTTATTGTAGACGGCGGATTGCAATACTCCGGATTTGAGTCGTGCTATATCGGAAATCCGTGGGAAAGTTGGCCTGTGTTAAACCAGTTGAATTTGAAGAATGATCGCGCAGTCGGCGGCATTGGAACACAATCTGGCGCATTGATTTTTGGGGAGAAGGACTGCCATCTTTTGTCTGGTTTTCCTTCTGACAAAATCAGTTCTCCGAACAACGTTGTTGCGATTACAGAACACTTGGATCCGCTTCAGTGGAACATCGGCATTACATATCCCAAGACCGCGGTGAAAACCCCCTTCGGAATCATCTGGACAGACCAGACAAAACGCATTCGCCTATGGACCCAGCAAGGGTTCCCGTCAGAAATTGCGCAGTCTTTGCGCACAGAACTTGATGGGATGACCGGAGCCCTTACCGCGCGATGGTTCCAGCACGGGAAGAACGGCGGATACTACATTCTGACGAACGGAGTCACGACGTTAATCCTTATGGTCTATCTCTCACCGGCTAATGGCCAGATGCAGTTTGGTTACGGGAAGAGCACAACCCTGGATCCGGAAGCGATGGCGGTGGTGACCTTCAATAGCGAAGAGCGATTCTTCTTCGGAAAGACGGATAAGATCTGGGAGACACTAGATCCAGACCTGGCTGGCGATGGATGGGCCGCAGGAACTCCGATCTTTTTCAAAATGCTGATTGGCGGAATGGATGTTCTGAATTTCACGAGCCTCCATAGCATGAACATCAACGGGGGTCTTAATACCCTAGTTATTACACACGATCGCCTGAACAAGAACCAGAGCGGGGTCATTATTGACGGAGAGCCGCAGACTGTCGATCTGTCAACAGATCTCGAAGAAGCCGATACAGGCGGAACTGTGTACGGAATCGTCGATTCACCGGAACGCGCATTTCATATTGTGAAATTCACCTTTGGCCTGGACGATACCCAATACCGAAACATTAGCGGGTTTACAGTGAATGTGAAACCACTGAAGAGGCTAATCTAATGGGACGCGAAATTTTCAGGAGCTATCTTCCGACACCAAACTTGATTCAGGATGGCGCAAGTCTTCCAACAACTCCAATCCAACTCTCAGATGGTGATTGGGAAGGATTGCGGCGACTTCTGGAATCTATTCGCCAGGTTGTAAATGGAACTGGCGGTACGATTACCGGCAAGACGTTTCAGACTGCAGTAGAGCCAGATCAGCGCGTCAAGATTTCCACAGCGGGTGGGATTCAGATCTTCAATGCGAAGAACCAAATCACAGCCACGTTTGATGGAGACGAGTTAACCATTCTTGGCGGCACCATTACCGGATCTGTTATCAAAACCGCAGTTAGCCCAAATGCGCGACTCGAAGTAGATTCGACGAATGGACTTCGGATTTACGATTCGACAAACGCGCTTGTGGCTCAACTTGCTTCTGCAAATGCAGGCGGCATTTCTGGATCGTTTCTTTTTGCAAGTAAGGCATCGATAACGACTGAGCTTCGTGCAAATAGCATCGTTAGTGGAAGCGGCGCTGGAAATCCGATCACAATCGATTCCCTAACCGGTGCAACTCTTGGGGGCCAAGCGGATATCAAAATCGACGGATCCGCAGCTCAGGGGAAAGTAAAATTCGAAACGCAAGGCGTCACCCGAGTCACGATCGATAACACAGGGCTAGTTATAAATTCCGGGGTCGTAACCGGGAATGTTACAGGGAACGTAACCGGAAATGTTACCGGCAATCTTACCGGCGACAGTACAGGAGTCCATCACGGAGCTGTTACCGGTAGCGGAAGCGTCACCGGAAGTGTTTTAGAAGCCTCTTCATATTTGCAAAGTGATGCAGGAGATATTTATCTTGGTCCAAGTGCTTCGAGTAGTTATTCCATGATTAAAACGAACGGCGGAACAACTATTAAAGCGAGAAAAGCGGACAACAGTGGCTATGCGAGTTTTGAGGCTGGGGATATCACGTCCAGTGGTACAGTCTCCTGCTCGACCATCACGGCAGGATCTACCAGCTTTGGCGGCATTACTGGCACGTTCAACCCAACTTTGGCTACCAGTGTTACATTTGTTGATGGTATATTATTTGCATTCAGCTAGACGGCTAAACAGACAGTTAGACAGTTAAAGGAGGTTCACACAATGCTTGGACATGTTCCCGTAGATCCGCTCGATTATGAACTGATTCGACTCGCTTATCTCTCACAGCAAGAGGCAACTGCAAAATTGCAAGAACGATATGCAGTTGTTCAGCAGCAACTCGCACGCATGGCTGAGAAGGCTGGCGTTAGGTTGGAGGATTACACCTTCAGTCTGGATACCCATATGTTTGAGCCAATTCCCAAACCAACAACAATTGAAAAAGCACCGGTCGAAGAGGCAAAGACGGATGCGGCACTGTCGAATGTTGTTGACTTTCCAACCACTTCATAAAGCAATTCCGGCCTGGGGTATAATGACTCTATGGCCGGAATTCCTACACCTTTCGATTGGCAATCTCTGATAACGCCTGCCGCCGCTTTCGGTGGCAAGCTTCTTGGGGATACCCTTGCTCCAGCACCAGACTTAATGCAGGCGCGAACTAATCAGCAAACCGCACAAGTCAATAACGAAATCGCAAAACAGAAGATGGCAAACGCGAATGCGATTCGTGGCATTGCTCTGCCCGGAATGCTTACCAACCTTGGATACTCTCCAGATCAGGGCGCTCAAGCAGCATCGAACTATGGATTCTCTGCAAGCAATCCGAATCCAACTTACGGACCCACCGGCTCAACATCGACTCCAGGGATCGGATCCAAAGTCGGAAAAACAATTCTCGGCGCCGGAATGACCGTTGCTCCAGCCGTTGCGGGAAGCCTTCTGAAATCAGCTGCACCGGCCTTAGTTCGTCAGGCGATTCAACTTCCTGGAGCTGCAGCAGCGACTGCGGCAGCGGGAACTGCTGTGCCTGCAACCGGCATTACAGGTGCCTTGGGACTCGGGGGTGGGGCAGGATTATTCGGACTCGGAGCTGCAACTCTACCGGTACTCGGCGGTGCCGCCCTAGCTGCAGATCTGATTTGGAAACATACCCAGGTTCATCCGACTGCTGATAAATGGGTTCAAAGTGCGCAGAATCCATTCGATGCAAAATGGAAACAGGTAGAGCAGGCACAGCAATCGGGCCAGATCTCGGCGCAGCAGGCTCAGCAAACAAAGGTGCAGAATGCGCAGAACTATCTGAATGCTCTGCAAAGTTTCGCAGGTCAGGGGAGCAAAAATCTGACTGTTGCGAAACAGGCTGCAACAACGTTCAGAAAGTACTATGGAGATCCGTCACAATACGGAGTCCAGCTTTCGTTTTAGGAGACAACCGTGGGAATAATGAATCCGAATATCAATCCTTTAACAGGGAAGCTCCTGACTCAGGACGAAATCGACTATTACAACGCCAATGGATATCTGCCGACTCCTGCTGGTGGGGCTCCGTTCATGAATTCTCCGGCACCGATTGATCCGTCTGCTGCTATGTTTTCAGACGGAGAAGGAATTCCGAATCCCTACCTGGCGCCTCCCACTGCAACGCCGACTACCGCAGCCGCTCCAGCAGCCGCTCCAGCAGCCGCTCCAGCAGCCGCTCCTGCAGCCGCGCAGGATCCCTGGACCGCTATTGCGAATGCGTATGGGCTCGGTGCGCCTCCCGCAGTTGGAGTGCCAGCAACGATGTCGCCAGTCAAAATTGGGGCAGCACCACAGGCGCAACCGGCATTGATTGATCCGGCTTCTATTCCGCAGCCGACTGCGCAACAGATGCAGGTGAGCCCTGAGATTCAGGCGATGGCAAGCGGTCAGGGTTATTCGCCAGATGTTGTAGCGAAGATGAAGGCCAATGCGGTTCAAGATGCCGCTTCGGCTGGCCAGCAAGAACTTTCTCAGACAAAGCGGATGCTTGGCGCGAACGGTATTCAGGGTGGTGCCGCGGCTGGAGTCGTAGGTGATGTCGCCCGACGCACTGGCGAGACGCAGCGCAATGCGACAGGTCAGATCGACGTGAACAATGCGCAAGTCGGAAACGAGAATGCGAAGTTTGGAATAGGCCAGGAGACAACGATCGGTCAGAATAATATGCAGGCCACGAACGCTATGGCTCTGGCGAACGCAAGCGCTCTGTATCAGAGTCTTCGCTCGAATCAGGATGCGACGAATACGACAAATCAGATGAATACCGGTTTGACGTTTCAACGGCAGAACGATCAGGCGACGATGGATTACAACAACCAGAAGAGCCAATGGGACGAGCTGAACAAGCGATTCGGGCAGTCACAGAATATTCTCGGAGCGTGGGGGGCCGCAGCATGACACCAGAGGAATTAGATGTTTTGGAGCAGCTTGTAGCGAATCACAAACAGAATGCCGCAGGTGCGGATGTCGCATACTCGAATGCGAATCCCGTGCCGCCACAAGCAAATCCTGCTGCGCCTTATCAAGCACAAGCTGCGCAGTACAAGACTCAAGCGGATGCCTTGGATACGCAGGCACAGACTCCTTATCCGCAGCCGGTAGGCGCAAAGCAACATGCAGTCGCTGCGACTCAGGCAGCGATGGAGAACTTCGGTCGACTCGGGGCTCCTGGTGGTTACTATGGCCAGGAAGATCAAAGGCAGAAGGACTTCATTGCAGAGAACGATAAGCGCGTGGCACAGGCAAAGGCACTTCGCGGCGAGTCTGCACAGCAGCAACAGATGGGTCAGACGGCAACATATCAGGCCGGTGAGCTGGCGGATCGGAGTCGCGCTACGGACGTGGCGCAAGGCGAATTGGATTTGAAGAATCGAATCGCGAATCGACCTGGACGAGCGAACGAAACGACAGGTTCGTCTTCGCAAGGTGTGAATCTCGATACTCAAGTCCCAATTCCTGGAACGGAAGTTAAAGGACCGCCACGGCCTGAAGTTCCAAATAAACTTCCGACTAAAGTTATCGACGAGGGAAACGGGAAGTTTGGAATGTGGGCCTATGATCCGACTGAGGGAAGTCTAGTACACCGAGTTGGAGATGCTCCGCCCCCCGGTGCTGGAGGAGCAGGTGGGGCTCCGGCAGTTCAGCAATATACAGCTAACGACGGGACAACGCACGTCGCTGTTGTGGATAAGAAATCTGCAACTGGTCGTGATGTCACAATGCAAGGAGATCCAACCAAAGCACCAATGCAGGGACCGGCTGCAGGAAACGCAAATGCTAAGGCTCTTACTACGGCGCAAGTTAGTACGAGCGCAGCTCGAAACATGGTCGCGAATATGAAAGACACATTGGCCAGAATCAAATCTGGTCAATCCACTGCGATCGGCGCAGATGATATGAATCTTTTGTCTCAGCATTTGGCGATGACGTTTGGAACCGTCAAAGGGGCTCGTACAGGTCGAGACTTAATTCAAGAACACGTGAACGCGAGAGACCTTGGCGACAAGATGCAGGTCATTATGGAAAGCGTCCTGCGCGGCGATCAGTTAGCTCCAGGGCAACGAGAAGAGTTTGTTCATCTTGCAGAACAGCGTTATAACGAACTTCTCAGCGAACAGAAAAATTTGCAGCAGGATTTCGGAACCGCACCAGATTCAGGGAATGACGGGTTTGTTAAACCCGGGGGAGCCTTGGATAGTGTTTTGAAGGGTAAGCACTAACATGGCAGATTATACGATTGCAGAACTGCTTGCAGCAGTTAAGCAAGACCATCCTGAATTTGCGAATGTAGATGATAAAACTCTTCTCCATGCCGTATCTGTTGACCATCCGGATATGGTCAAAGGCGCAAAAGAATTTCAGACTCCGGCAGCGGCTGCTGACCCTGGCATTTTTTCCAGATATGTAACCGGCTTAAAGGATGCGGTTGTCGGTGCGGGTACAAGTCTTTACCATGCATTTGCGGATCCGCAAACCGCAGCCGAAAAAGCCTCTGGCGTTCCTATAGTCTCAACGCAAGCTCCGTTCTTTCCGCAAGCGGCAAAACGTATGCTTGTCGACCCGCAGATCGAACAATACCACCAAGCAAAGGAAGCAGAGAAGGCCGGAAATACATCAGAGATGGTTGGCCACTCTATAGCCGCTGCAGTTCCTGGAGCGGGACCAATGGCTGCAGCGATTGGGCAACGCGCAGGCACTGGTGACATTGCTGGGGCCGCTGGAATGGCGACTCCGTTAGTCGCTGCAGAAGTGGCCAGTCCTGCGATCGATGCAGCTGATAAACTGACGGCGCCTGATGCAATGATGACTAGAGCTGCAAAGCTTCGCGAGATTCAGAATGCCGGATTCAACAAGAAAGCAGCGGGATTTGGAATGGCGGTTGGTGGTGTCGCCGGTTACAAAATGGGTGGACCCTACGAAGCTGCCGCAGGTGCCGCAACAGGCGGAGCTCTTGCTGGTGAAGGTGTGCCAGTAGTCGCAGGCAAACTAGCAGATCTCGCAGAGCGAGCTGCGAAGATCCGTGCCGGAAGACCAGAGCCGATTCAGCAAGCAAATCCAATTCCGGATGCGACAGCCCAGGCGCAGAGCCCAATTCCGTCTCCTGCTCCACAAACTGCACCGGCCACTATCCCGATGCCACAGACTCAGCCTCCGGCGCAGGAAACCGCTCCTCCTGTTGAAACTCCAGCCGCAGCGCCAGCAGTCGCAGCGCCTGCCGCGGCGCAAGAAACACTACCCACTGGTGAACCTGCAGCGCCACCTGCAGTGCCGGAGAACGTGCAGAACCTTGCCTATGCCATCATCCGTCGCGGGAAGGGGAAGATCGGTGCGGACCTTGCGCTCACCAATGCCCAATACCTCCTGAAGATGATGCCAGAGCTGGATGGCCTTTCCGAAGTGCCGGATTCCACTGGCGTCTCACCGTTGGATCGACATCTTACGGAACGGCTGAACCAGACGGGTCATGAGATCAATGCCGAACTGCAGCAGAATGCTGACAAGCAAGTCAGTGCGGTCAATGCGAAGTCTGAATTGAATGTTCTCGCAGAAATGGCTCGAACATCGAATCAGACATCGTTGTTTAACAACATCAATAAACTCGCAAAACTCTTCGCAGACAAGAATACAGTTTCTGGCCAGGAAGTGGCGGATATTCGGCAGCACCTGAACGATTCGCCAATTGATATCTCAGAAGGAATCGGGAAGAACGTTTATGAAGTTTTCAAGCAGCTTACCGAGCAGGTCAGTCCTAAACTCGCAGATCTGAACAAGGACTACTTCACGATCAAAACTGCTACGGAACTAGCAGAGATTCGAACAGGCGGCAAGACTGCTGAATCCCAGGTTGGAGCAGGAACTCGTCCAAAGCAGAACTATTCCGACTTCGAGAAGGCGAGAATCGATAAGCTGAAAGAGATCCAGGCCGCGAATGACGCTGCAGCAGAGGGCGAAGTCAAAGCCGGAACCGCAGCGGAGAAAGCAGCCCAGAAGGCAACCGATAAGGCTGCAGCCGATAAAGCTGCGGCGGATAAGAAGGCTCGGGCCGACAAGGCTGCAGAAGTGCTTCGTCGACAGAAGATGGACAAAGCAAATCAGGAATCGAAAGCGAAAGGATTGAACCTGTGACCCCCGAAGAGCTGAACGCACATATCGATGCCAGGATTACAGAGAACATGCAGAAGATCGCAGAACTGGCCGCACAAAAGGCTATCGATAAGGTCTATGCCGACATCGGCGCCAGCATGGTCAAGAAGTTGGTTTACGGGGTTGGGATTTTGTTTCTGGCTTTGCTAATTTTCCTTGCCGGTCGGGGCGCAAAACTTCCGATTCCGTGATTTCATCGATCCATATAAAATCGATTTCAGTGCCGCGAAGGTGATTGTCAAGGCAGCTACATTCGATGCAATCACATGTACAGTTTGGGGCGCATTCACAGCTCACAACCACTCCACAATGCAGGAATTCGCAACCGGCAGCAAGCGGAACTGAAAGACATCACCCTTCGCGGCGTTCTTCACCTTCTCGATCTCCAATTCGTGCGTCAGCTCGTCCGCGCTGACCTTCCAAATAATCTCAAAGGCGCCTCCCATACCGCTCCACCCTCTCGGGCCACGCCCATCTGTTTTGCCTTCGTGGTGGATCAGCATAATCATCGCGCCGGTCGCCTCGTATAACTTATGGCAATACCCCAGCAGCTCACCCATCTCTTTGCCTGAATTCTCGTCCGCGCCGGGGGTTACTGCGGCTAGGGTGTCGAAGAAGATGATCGATGGCCGTTTTTCGCGTTTAATGGCCTTCAGGAGCGCCGCCTGATGAGCCTTATCGATCAGTACCGGGGCGGTCGGAAGCACCTTGATAGGCGCTGCTGTGGCCCCGCGTGCGGCTAATCCTGCGGCCAATCGTATCTGGATCCCGCGATCGTCTTCCGCTGCCACATAGAGAATCGAGCCTTGCTTCACCGGTTGCCCCCTCCACGATTGGCCAAGGCTAATGGATAGAGCAAGATCCACCGCGGTAAAGGTCTTCCCGGCGCTATGCTGGCCGTAAATGACCCCAATTGCCGCCTCCGGCAGGACTCCTGGGATGATCCATTCGGGCTCTGGGCGTTTGAATAGCTCGTCGAGATCAAGGAATCGGAAGTCCAGCTCTATTTTTTCGATCGGCTTTGATTCGAATAAATTGACCAAACCCTGAGATACATCATCGAAATCGGTCGCCGCAGCATGCTCACTCCGTCTAAGAGAATCGATAGTGATAGGAGTGTCAGACCGGCCAAAAGATAGCCAATGGCTCTCAAGATCTTGACGCCCCGCATATTTATGACTCGTCGAACTCCACTGATCCCAAATCGCAAAACCTTCATTCGATCCTCCTGTGGCATCGTGAATTGCCATGCCGATCTTTATCCATTCGTCATATCCGCAGCTCGGATCCCGTCGATTAAGGAATGCTGTAATGGCCGGTTGAGATAAAAGTTCAGTCCTGCTATCCAGCACTGAATCGCTCGATCCTGGCCCAAGTACCGATTTCCATAGGGCCAAAAGAGCATCCGGGATTGGCGGAAGATTCCTCCAGTCGCCAACCCACTCATACGGTTTGCCGGTGTCCGGATGGATTGATGGCGGAAGCACATCCTGTACTGACTTTCCGTTAGCTGCCATACATCGAAGTTCAAAGGCGCCTTCGCAAAGAGACTTTGACGGTAATGGAGTCGAGAGCGCATAAAGTAATTTCCCCCTATTTGGCCGACCGCTTGTTATTTGAACTGCCGCTGGATCCATGAGCAAATCCATGAGATCAATCCCGTGTTGCTTCAGAAAAACACGAGACTCTTCCATCCGATCCAGATCTAAAGCGCACGTCCCACTGTAGGCATGCAGCAAGCCTGCACCGAATAGATTCGTCGGATCCTGCACCGCATTTCCGACTTCGTTCCATCCAGACGTGCGTGGGCCTTTCGTACCGGGCTCGATTTTACAAATCTTCCAGCCGTGCTGAATGTATTCCGCGAATTGTGTCATAGAATTTCGTAAACTGCAGGATTTATCGTTCGGTTTTTACATATCATTGCAACCTGATAACTCGGTGCCCAAAAATAGTCCGGATTAACAGGTCTAATCTGAACAATTTTATGCTCGTGGCCAATCTCGCCGCACGATTTGCAAACCGGTGCAGGCTTGCTTTCCTTAACTTCGGAAAGATCCCAGCCACTAAGACAAAACGGCGTAAAGGCAATTAGCTTTGAAAAGAATCTTCGGTTCACTTCCAAAACCTCCCATCGATGCAGATGTGTATATGCCGTTTGCCCATAGGGTCAACAGAGACGTGCGCGTTCAACCAGCTACTCACAGGTCCGGTGTACTCTAAGCCCAGGTATGTCATCGTGCCTGCCTTATAGTGACCCGCTTCGATCCCTGGGGTATGGCTATGCCCACTGATGACCTTCACGCCGAGTTTCGAGAGATTCTTCAGACTGCCGCGCGCGCCGTTCGGACCCTCGTGCCCATGCAAGCCACATTCGATCCCGGCAATTGTGAAACTCTCATTGCGATAGAGAGCCTTAATTCTAGGATTGCGATGCAGGTCGAGCCAATACTTAAAGGGATTCGGAGTCTCGGCGCCAGTCTTGCCCATCTTTGTAGCGACGACCATACGTAACGCCGTTTCCAAATAGAACTGCGCATTAAGAGGATCGGTTCTCCAGTCGTGAGCCTTCATCCATCTGGTGAACATGTCATCATGATTTGAAGGCACAATAACGGCCTGACGTGTGCCAACTTTATGCTCCAACCACTCAATCGTATCCATCACTTCGTCGCGCATGTTGTCTTTCATGCTCTTCTGCTTCGCAACCGCAACAAACGGATTCCCAATATGATGCGGGTTCACGGCATAGCTATCCAGCAAATCGTGAAACACGAGTGTCTTCGGATTCAGCCTCTCGACAAGTCCCTGCTTACCAAACGTTGCAGCCACGACGGTCGGATCGGCAAATGCGGGATGTGCATCACCGAAGACGAGTCCCTTGTAAGGGCCTGCCGCCTTAACCGATCCATCCGGGTAATATGCCTTGTCCAGATCACAGAAAGCGCCATCTGCACGAGCGTTAATATGCCGTAGATGAAAGCGCCCAGAATCAACCAGCTCAATAACAACCGCTCCAATAACATGATGAAATTCACCTTTCTTCCCTGCTCCTGAGTCTGTGTAATTTTTTACAGTTACCGCACCAGTAGTAGTAAGAATTTTGGGGAGGCGCTGATGCGGCGTCGGGATCGGCGTCATCTGTAATTTCGGATGGCCTAATATACTCGACTCCCCGTGCGTTATCGATTCGAACCCAGAAAGAGGGGTCTGCGCAGTCGGACGTACATTGATATCCCCAAGAAGCACCAGGTTCTTGTTGAGATTCACCCTCTGGTTGTTCAAATATGGCGTTAGTTTCGGATCCCACCACTGTTCATTCTCCTGTGAAGCCGTCCATTTAGAAGTTGCGTTTTGATAGCGCCCTGGGATGACAACAAGATCTGCTTTGCGATCAACGACAAACGATTTAAGTGCCGCAAGAAAGCCTTTGTGAGCTGGGGTGGCATTTTGTGCCCAAGTAATGACCACCGTTCGAAGCTTCGGCGTTGTCTTGAATTCAATTTTCTCCTCCTGCTTTACGATTCGGGTTTCTCTGACCGGTTTTGCCGGATCTGTTGTGCGATAGCATCGAACCGTTCCTGTTTTGCATTCCCATCTGGTTTTTCCACTACTGGCCTTCCCTCCAGGGAACATTGTCTTCCCACACTTCGGGCATTTTGGTTTCAAAGTATTTTCTCCCATCGTTGCTTTTTCACCATAGGTTGATCGGTTCTCCGATCCTTACGAGCACCGTGATTCCAGTCTCCACCGGATGTTGCGGCGGCAAATTGCCAACCTGCGGCTTTAAGCGTTATACCGGGTTCGGAATCTAGGATATAAGTCTGTATCTTTTCGAACCCCATTTCCTTACAAACTCTGGCGCAAGCCGCATATAAAAAACTGCAAACATTCTTCGAACCATCAGTAACCAGCCGATTGACTTCTGCAACTCGGTATTGGTCAACTTCTCGCGCTACGGGTCTACCAACAATTGCAGCACCAACTAGCTTTTCGCCATCATAGCAGCCGAGCGAGAAGCGATGCCCAACGCACGGCTTATGATGTCGATGGAGACTTGCCACAAGTTCATTCGCAGTTTTGAGCGTCAATGGCCGCACCCTAATCAAAGAACTCCTCCCAGAGAATATCAACGACGACCAAAATGAACATCCCTATCAAAATTCCCATAATCGTATCCACAGTTACCTCCCCGCTTTGCAGCGATCACATGGGCATTTCCCTTTGCGCTTTCCGGGATGCGGCTTCACACCAACGATGGCCAGATAAAAATCACGGTCGAAAGCTTCAACGAAGGGCATGACGTCGACACACCATCCGACAGCTCCCCAATTTCCTCCCAGAGTTGATTCGAATAATCCTTGGGATTCACGGTGCAGATGATCCTTGGCGTGACTGATTCTGTCTCGAAAGAATTCGAGATCTCGGGCATGGAAGGCTTTAAGCCAGTTGGCGTCTGCAAGGACTGTCTGGCACTTCTCATGTTTCTGGTTGCCATATGTAAACCTTTCCGCGGTTCGGCGCACGCCGAATCCAGTCGTCAAATTGTACTGCGGATGCCGCCCTCCGCTGGTGGCGCCGGAAGCGAACTTCACCTTGTCGTTCATGTCTGATTTCTTCATGCGAATCCCTCCTCACTAATTATTGTTTGAACAATTTTTGCAGTCGTTGGCCAGATCATTTTGTTTTGTGCATCGTAAGAGGCGAACTGAACACCCTTCTGGATTCCGACAAAGGATTCAAGTTTTGCACCTTTCGATTTGGCCCATCCCTCAAGCAAAACGATCCCGTCGATTCCACCGTCCGCAATCAGCTTCACATCTCGCGCAAGCAGGTCACCCCAGGTATGACTTTGGCCTTTCATACTACCGTCAGCCGAGCCAAGTACAGCTTTCATGTCCACTCCGAAATCCGCATCCAATTCCGGGGGTGAGATAACTTCATAGCCTAGATTGCGCAGATATGCAGTGGCTTCGTTGAAGGCCGGGACATTGAACTGTGGGTATCCGCTCATTGGGCCACTGACATACACTTTTTTTGCTGTAAATTCAAACATTAGTACACGTCTCCATTCTCTTCGTGCTTTTGGTTTTCAAAAGGAACTACCACACGTCGGTAGAATTCGAGTTTTGCTGCCTCCAATGCCCCAAGCACGATTGCAAAATTCAGGAACGTATTTCCTTCAGACTGCGCAAGAAAGCTGTTCAAAACAGTTGTAATCGAGTAAGCAAGCTTTCCGCTCGTATCAATCGGCCCTCCGTCAATCAAATTTTGTCTAGCCGATGGTGCGATATAAGGCATTAGTCCTCCAACTGCGGATTGTTTGAGTTAACAACCCTCGCGAATAAGATTTGTGGTTCAGCCTCTGAAACAATGACATTCGCAAAATTTGCATTTGACCCACTTGCAACAAGAGCGGCTAGATCTTGCAGAGCGCAGTCAATTAGCAGTTTAACCCGCCCCATCTCTTCTGCTGTTTCGATGTCGATTTTAATACTTATCTTTTTCATTCCATCCTCCTCTTCATTGCGGACATTAGCGAATCCTGAACTGAGCGCTTCGACTGTAGTCGATCGTAGACATCTTCGTCAAGCGTATTGTTCATCAGAATATGGTGAACATAGACTGGACGGTCGTATCCGGCTTGCAACTGGCGCATCGGACCTAGCCTTTCATTCACCTGCAGGTACGCTTCCAGGTTCCACCAGAGCGAGTAATGCACGATATGGTGTCCCCCATGCTGGAGATTCAAGCCGTGTCCAGCGGATTGAGGATGGACTAAACCCATCTGTATTCTTCCTTCGTTCCACTCCTGCATATCTTTCTGGGTTTTTAATAAACATGCGCTTGGAAATCTCTTCAAAATTCTCGCCGCATCGTGTTTCCACCAGTACGAGATAAGTAGGTTTGCGCCTGCCGTTTCCTCGACTATCTCCTCCAAGGCATCCAATTTCGTATCGTGTATCGTTGTCCATTTGTCTCCCTCGTGATATACGGCTCCTGCGGCGAATTGCAAGCACTTTGTTGAAACAGCCGCGGCGCTCGTGGCATTAAGATCGATCTGGTTCTCCAGTGTGACGAACATATCCCGCTCCAGCTGGCGATATTCTTTCAGCTGAGCCTTTGGCATATCCACCTTGATATTATGAATGATCGGTTCCTTCAAATCGATCCAATCCTTCATCTGAATCGTCAGAGTGATATCCGAAAGCGCCTTCTGAATCTGGTCCATCGCAAAAGGTTGCGGAGTCAGTTCACCGGTATAGGGATCCGGGATAAACCATGTGCGGCTGAACTTCGTATAGGTATCCAGAAGCCGCTGCCCGAAGTCCAGGAACCAACACTGGCCCCAGAGATCCTTCAGGCCATTCGGAGACGGCGTACCCGTCAGGTTGATCCACCGGCCAGTCTTACGCGCGATCTGGGCCAGCTTCTTTGCCCTGTGCGTGCCTTTGTTGAGGCGATGCCCCTTCAGGCGGGTACTTTCATCGGCCACGACCGTCTTAAACGGCCATGCCCCGTTCAGGTGGTCTACCAGCCACGGGATATTCTCGTAGTTGATCGTGTAGACATCCGCGGAGCGGCTAAGCGCTCGGCGCCTATCCTCGACGGATCCGAGAATCTGCGAGACGCGCAGCCCGTCAAGATGATCCCACTGATTCACTTCTGCTGGCCAGACGTCACGGGCTACGCGAAGCGGGGCCAGGACAAGCGCCGGGAAGAAGTTCGAGCCTGCCATGAGCAGAACATCGAAGGCGCTGAGCGTGCTGCCTGTTTTCCCGCTCCCCATATCTGACCAGATGTTGCACCGCGGGTGCTCGATGATGAAATTCGTGATGACCGTCTGCCAGGGTTTAGGGATGTATAACATGCCCAAGTTCTTCCCAACGGTGTTTGTCGTTGTTCCAGACAAATACGCCACCGGAGGCTGATAGAGCTGCGACTTGTACCATTCCTGGGAGATTAATCAACTGAACGAATGGTGGATGATTACCTAGAGTATCGCTCATTGTACCCCCTCTGTTAACGATTCCCGGATTCGTTTTTCCAACAAACTTCCAATGCAGTTTACGCAATCAGGTCCAAGATAAAACTCGCTTGTCGGATCGTGGTATTTCAGCAAGTGATGATCGGATCCGTTCTGGCAAAACTTATTCGCTTCGTCGTCGTCGTGAAAGTGGCATCGTGTACTTGGCATTATGTCCCTCCCTGCTCAGCGCACAGTGACGGCACATGCCGCCGATGTCGCTGTATTTGTGCTTCGGATCAATCTGCTTTGCAGCCGGAACTCCGAACCGCGGACGTGCTGGTTTTACTGATGGGTACACCGAGAAAGTCTTTTCGAGATATTTCATATTGCTGCCTTCAGCTTCTCGTAAATCGCAATCGCCCGAACCTGCATATCCACCCACGATTCGACCTTCGCTTTGGAGTTGAGCACGACGACTTCGGCGCCACGCTCAGCGAGCCATTCCTTCTGCTTCGTCTGCATGACACGTAGCTTGCCGGTGGTCGACTTCGTTTCAACGAGGAAGATCCCGCCGTTGAAGAACACGATGCGATCCGGGACTCCCACGTTACCTGGGCTCACCCACTTGTAGCAAAGACCGCCAGCCTTCTTCACGAGTTTGACAAGGTGCTTCTCAATTGGCGATTCAGTCATAGCGTTTCTCCATACTGATTCATAAAATCGACGAATGCTGCTTTGCATGCGGCGCACAGCTCCAAATATGTTGTCGGACCGCGGACTGGATCGTATTTAAGCAGAGCGAATGCTCCATCATGTAGCCGTTCATCGCACCGATCACAAAGTTTAACGTTCATTTCAATTTCCTTTTCGGGGTAAAGTGCAACTCCCATGCGGCATCATAACATTGTCCGTCGTGACCTTTTGGGTTCGTGCAAAAAAGGCGGTGGGAAATATGGCTAATCTTTCGAACAATCCATCGGCCACAATAGTTCATATTTCTCACGTCTCCAACCCCCTATGTGTTTTCGCAAATTCGGCCCAGAACTGTTTACGCATCACCATCCGCTCACGGCACTTCCCGCGGCGGATACGATCCTTGCGCTCCAGATAGTCAGTCGCTGTTTCTTTTTTCAGATTCCGTACTCCGTACAGGAGTTTGCAATTTTGCATCGATCCTCCTAATCAGGTTTTCCTGACAGTCTTCGCACAACGTTACATCTGCGAATTCGGTCACATAGTAGTCTTCAAAAACGTGCTGGCATCCATCACAGAACACCGGCTCACCGCTTTTCATATCTCGATCCCTGATACCCTTTCGCTTCGAGCGGAAAACCTACCGCCCATTTCGGTCTGGTCTGAACTATATGGTTGTACTGCTCAAACGTCAACCCCGAAGACCGAAGGGGTTCTGCAATGACTTCATCGTGGACGTGAAGGACCACCGGAATGTGCGCATCATGCAGCCCCAGCAGAGCAAATCCGAGCAGGTCACGAGATACCGCTTGTACGATGTTCTCACAAAGTTTTCCTCCATAAGTTTTGGTTCGAACCCATTTCTTGTTGCGCCATGCCATGTAGCTGATCTCGCCTTTTTCGTTGAAATCAGATTCATCCAATTCGCGATTCTTGATCTTTCTACCGCCCAATTTCGGTAGCCAGTAGCATAAATAGTGACCATTAGGCTTCCGGATCCGCATAACATACTTGTCACAATCGAACGTCAGCATCCCAACATGAACCTTCAGGGCAGGATCTTTCTTCGTAATCACGGTACGAGCTGCATCCTCCAAGGCGTACCAGAATTTTTGGATCTCGGGATTCGCGCGGCGGTAACGGATCTTGAGCGTATCACATGCGCAATACACCCCTTTGCTTAGCCCGAAGGTCTCACCGCTGATGACCGCGCGATCCCAAGCTTGAATAGACTTCTCCTCTGGCACCACCTGACGCCCGATCTCCTCCAGGTCGAGGTTGTATACAGTGGCCATGTTAATAAAGGCTCCAACTCCTCCCTGATAGCCGAGCGCAAGTTCCATGACCTTTCCTATCTGCCGACGCTTGTCTTCGTCTGTAATCGACCCTGGAGGCAAATTGAATGCCTGCTCATAGATCCTGCAGTACATATCCTGCTTCTCGCGAAACGCTTTAACCTTCCAGTGCTCCCCGGAGAGCCAAGCGTTAGCCCGACCCTCGATTGCGGAGTAGTCGGATATCATTAGCTCCGCATCGTCATCCGCGATAATCAATCCGCGAATCGAGTTCATGCAAGCCTTGCCGATCGGAGCGAAGAGAGAAACCAAATCCGGAGTGCCATTCCGTATGCACTCGATGACATTCCGGATATCCCCTAGTTTCATAGTTGGGCGAGGGAGATTCTGAGGCTGGAAGATCCGGCCCGACCATCGGGCGGTGCGGCTGGCTCCAGCGAATTGCATCGTGCCACGAAGCCGATTGCCTTTGCCTACGCTTTCTTTGAGGCGCGAGAACTTGCTCCCAGAAGTACTTGCGGCGGCGAGTCGGATTCGAAGAATTGCCTTTGTGCTTTCATCAAGGGACTCGTCCTCCAGTGCCTCCCTAATAGTAGGTGCCGTGAGATCTGGCAAAAAACAGCCCTGCTTTTCGCAGAGGTAGACAAGGAGTTTATCGCGTTGAGTAGCGGCAGTAACATCTCCGCAGGTCTGGATCCAGATGGCATCGTCGAGTTTTCCTTTTTCTTTCTTGAGTGCCTTGATTGCTTCGTCTGCGAGTTGGACATCGACTTTGAACCCCCTGTTATTAATCTCCTGGTCGACATGCCAGAGCTTCAGCTCGTCGCCTTGGTAATTCCATGATGGCATTCCCTTGATGCACTCGCGCATCGCGGTAATGTCGTTGATCGCATATTTGATGAAGAGCGGCCATTCAGGATCGTTCTTCAGAATCTCTTTGCCGCAGCAGAACTTCCGTATTAGCCGCTGACCGTCTTCGATCTTCGCCAGTTCCTGTGGCACGTTCAGCACCTTGCAAAGCGGATCCAACCCTCCGGGGAGACCGTGGCTGAGCGCCTGGGCCATGCTGCAGCGCCACTGCCGGATATCGGTTTTAATGCCGAGCAGCCTCTCCAGAACCATCCTGTCGAAGAACGCATTGTGAGCCCAAATCTCGTCATACAAATCGTAGTTGACATTCAGGGCAGCGCCACCATGCACGAAGTCGACATAGTGGACGTCTTTATCGTCGGTGGCATAGGTGGCAAGAAGCGGAGTCGCACCATCCAGATATCTATCGGTGCCGCGGCGAATCGGGATTGTACTGTGGGTTTCGAAGTCCAGGTATAGGCGCATTAGTCAGAATCTATCCAGTTATCAAGAATCTTTCCAGCCGCTTCCCGCGCTTCTGATAAGCCGGATTGCGGAAAAGAGTCATCAAACTCGCAATGACAACACGCAAACTCCGGGCAGGTTTCGTCAATAGGCATTTCATCCCACTCATAGCACCAGTGTTTCCAAACACCAGTCAGAGATTTGAACTTTGCGCGAAGAACTGCTCCTGGAGTCAATGCCGCACCCCGCACGGACAACTGGTGTTTACATAGGCATCGTACGTCTCAGCCCACTGCAGCGCTTCGGCCATCAGATTATCCGCATCGATACCCTTAAATACCCGCAATTTGCGGAACCCGCGGTAGTCGAAGTAATGCAGCACGATCATCTTGTCGCCATCCATGGTGAAGATGGTATCGACGCTGAATCCCGCATTATGAATCTTGTCAAACCAGTCGTTCATTAATTTACCTCATCCCAAAATATGCTGAGGACCAGAAAAGATGTGGCGCCTATAACCGCGAGAACAGATGCGAATGCGTCCATATGCCAATAAAGACGCCAGCAGAACCACTCGAATGCAACCCCGGAAAAGAATGCCCCGAAAGTTACGCAGAATTTATTCATTTGCTCACCTTCTCCACTTGGTATGCGATCCCCATCTTCTCCGGCAGGCACACTCCACATCCTATGGCTTTCAGCGCCTCTTGCAAGGCTTCATCGTCGTCTACC